CTATAAGTTGTCCTTCAAGTACAACACTAGGCTTGATACTTGGTTTATGGATATTCTTAGCTCTAATGGCTCTCAATTGTTGTCAGGGTGTAAGCTATGCCTTGGGGTGTTGATAAGCGAGAGCCACACCATAGAAGGACTGCCACCAGGGGTGTTTGTGCTTGTGGATTCAAAGGATACCACAGAGGACGAATTTGGGCGCTATGAGCTTGGATCAGGGCGTAGGGTACGGTTGGTGTACGGAGAAATAAGCCAGATATGAAACTTTTTGGGCGCAATTTTTCAGTCAAGATTGGCCCCAATGATAGCGAGCTAATAGAGCTAGCTGGCTTGCGCTGTGTGTTTGATGTTGAAAAATCGGCAGAGAGCAACCCCAATAACATGGTTGTTAGAATCTATAACCTTAATGACGAAACAATCCAGTTTATAGAGGCTAGCGGTGATATACTCTATTTGTCTGCCTCATACGCGGACAAGCCCGTTGCAGTGTTTGCGGCTGGTGACGTTGTAAGATGTTCAACCGAAAAGACCGGGGTTGATGTTGTTACCACCATTGCCGCTGGTGACGGGGTAATCGCATACACAGAGGCGACCATTGTGGGGTTTACTTCTAAGGGCTCTAGCCCTGTGGCGCTTATCACAGCGCTTGCAGATGCGCTCAAGGCAGAACACTATAATAGAATCAAGGGCAGAATACACGGTAAGACGGTCGTGCTTGACGGGGCATCGTTGGCCCTTATAAACTCTTATCTCAACTATGCAACCGCCCAATATCCTGCAATGTATTCGCCTACTGATATTTTTCCTGGCTTCACTAGAAGGTTTACAACATGGGGCAGGGCCGCTGACACCTTTGATGATGTTGCTAACCGTCACGCCATACAGTGGTTTATTGACAACTATGCACTCAAGATTGTCCCAACGTTTGCGGACAGTGGAAAGGCCCCTGTTAGCGTTAGCCAATACACTGGCTTGGTTGGAATGCCAACAAAATTAGAAAATGGTGGCATTAGGTTTAGACATCTAATCAACCCAAACATAGAGGTTTTTGGCGCTGTTGAATTAATGGAGGATATACCTTATAATCTTGCTGGTAAGTATCGAGTTGATACAATCAAGATTGTTGGTGACACCCACGGTAACGATTGGTATTATGATGTTGTTTGTTCAAACCCCTACGGGGCTGTAGAAATACCATTATTTAACACTCTTGGGGATATGGGCTAGTGGGCACTGGAAATACCAAAAAAACAGGGGGCAACCCTAGCGTTGCAAGCCTCATACAATTGCATGTTATAGAGGCAATGCTTAGGTCTAGGACTGCCACAGTGGGCAAGATCACTGCATACAACGCAGAGACAGAGCTTTGCAACGTACAGCCCATGATAATGGACAGCCCTAGGGCTGGGCTGTATAATGAGCCCGTGGCTATTCCTGAGGTACATGATGTTAAGGTGGTTTTTCCTAGGGGCTCAAGCTGGTATGTGAGCTTTCCCTTAGAGGTTGGTGACACTGTTTTGCTTGTGGTCCTCGATAGGTCTATTGATGTTTGGTTACAGACTGGTGGTGGAGCTGATAAAGAGCCGGTCAACCCCATTGACTCAAGACATAACAACATTAATGACGTTATTGCGATACCAGGGCTTTTTGATCTTGGTAGCCCTTCAAAGTCAAAGCACAAAGACTGCTTAGAAATTGGGATAACCTCAGATACCGCCCATTGTTGTATGTTCATCAATGATAGTGGTGGGTTGACAATAGAGGGTAATTCCGCGATAATAAACGTTGGTGAAGCCCAAATAAACGCCGAGACTGCATCGGTTAGCGCGGAGTTTGGCCTAAGCCTCTTGGGTGGTATGGTTGGCGTAGGGGCCACAGCCGATGCTGTAACTGGTGGCGATACAATGGCAATCAGAGACACAAAGGTTTTTATTACTTCGTTGGTTGATGCTGTGGCGTTATGGGTTAACGCTGGGACCGCCACATCCGGTGATATCACAGCGTTAAAGGCTGCCTTAACCGTTACGCTTAGCAGCACTGTAGGGCATGGATAATGACAACAGACATTAAGCTTAATGATGATAATGACATTGGCTTTGATGGTGGCGTTATTGAAACCGTTGATGGCGCTGAATCAGTGCGCCAACGGTTGATTGTTAGGCTCAACACATTCTTGGGGGAATGGTTTTTAGACGAAAATGCAGGCATTCCCTACTATCAATACGTTTTGGGGCAAAACCCACTAAACAGGGTTATGCTAAACGCTGTTTTCGTTAGCGCAATCCTGTCAACCCCTGGCGTGCTTTCACTTGAAAAAGAAATAGAATACAGTTATGATGGTGCTACAAGAATTTTAGGACTTTCATTTAGCGCGGTTGTCTCTGGCGAAAATGGCGAAACTGGGTCAATAGAGGTAACAATATAATGGGCTATGGAATAACCGCTAGTGGGTTTGTAAGAAAACCTTTGGCCACCATCATTGAGGAGAGAAAGCAAGCTCTTAGGGACTCAGGGGTTTATGGCTCCAACCCCAACTTTGCTTACGATAGCCCGCTTGGGCAGATTGTCAAAATTGGTGCAGAACAAGAGGCTTATCTATGGGAGTTGTTAGAGGAAGTATACAACGCATTCAACCCTAACAACGCAAGTGGCGTGCAACTAGAAAACAGTTGTTTGCTTGTGGGTATCAAAAAACTTGGGGCAACTAAAAGCACTGTGCCTGTAACCCTCACCGGCATCCCTGGCAAGGTTGTACCCTCTGGCTCTCAAGCCAGCGTTGCGGATTCAGGGCTCATTTTTAAATCAACGGCAAGCGCCACATTTGATGGTGGCGGGCTTATCTCTGCAACCTGGGAGTCTGTTGATTATGGGGCAATCCAAGCAGAGTTAGGGTTTTTAACCAACATCCTAACCCCCGTTACCGGCTGGACTTCAATCATCAATACCCAAGACGCTGATTTAGGCAGTGAGATTGAAACCGATGCAGAGCTACGGGTTAGGCGTGAGAATTCGTTAGCGGTTAGTGGTGGCGGTACAGTGCCCTCTGTCAGGGCTAGAATGATTGATGAAATTGACAACCTAACCGCATGTACCGTTATCGAAAACACCACAGACCTAACAGACAGTGAAGGCAGACCCCCGCATTCAATCCATGTTATTGTTAGGGGCGGCTCTAGCGCAGATATTGCCGCTAAAATCTGGGAAATAAAAGGTGGTGGTATCGCGCTGCACGGCCTACAATCCCTGGTGGTTACAGACGATGATGGCACAGACCACATAATCAAGTGGGATACCGCTACAGACGTTGACTTGTGGGTACATATCACAATCCAGGCAACCACTGGCTTTGATGAGGGCACAAAGCAAAAAACCTACGTTGATATTATCTCTGTTGAAAACCTAACAACTTATGTTGTCCAGATTAACGGGGTAGATTACTCTTATACCTCGGGGGCTGTGGCAACCAAGAGCGCAATTATTAGCGGGCTGATATCGGCAATCAACTCTGGTGCTTATGTGCCTGTGGCTGCATCGCCAGACAGCTCAAAGCTAATGCTGTTAGGCGACTTTTACGGTTATGTATTTGCCGTGGCAGTTGATAGTAAAATGTCTTTCGCAAACTCAGAACAAGCCACGGGCGACTGTAGGGTAATTACTGAAGCAGTTGTTGCGTGGGCCGATGCTGGCTTTGATGTTGGTGATAGCGTGTTGCCCCACTTATTTTCTACGCCAGTTAACACCATTGCCAATGTGTGGGATATTGATAGTATTGAAGTTGACACGGTTGGGCCACCAGTCAACACTGCCAGTTTTTTTGTGCTTTCCTACCAGTTGCCCAGCGTTGATAGCTCTAGGGTTACTGTTGAGGTTGTTTAGTGAACACACCAACCAAAATTACTGACTATGTTAGCAGGGGCATTGCTAGGCTAACGTCATTGTTTAGGGATAAGCAAAGGATATCAACTCATGTGTCTGTCAATGCGACACAAACCCAAGAGCTTGAAAACGCTGCTTTTGCTTTTCTTTCAGAATTGTTGATTAGCAACATCGCTGGCATTCCAATTGATGATATATATGGTAAGATATTGGTTGAGAGTAGGCAAGGCGCAAGCGATGCTAACTATACAGCAATCCTAGGGGTTAAGGTTCTGCTAAATAGGAGCTGTGGCGAGCCTTGGCGTATGGTTGCCATACTAAAGGGGCTAACTAGTTCAACCACAGTTGTTTTCCTTGAGTACTACCCTGCTAGCATCATAATGACGTTTGACCTATTGAATGCTAGCGAGGATTTAGTAAGAAATAGGATGCTAGAGGCAAAGCTTGGGGGCGTTAGGC